AACAAAGGCGCACACAATCATGAACAGATATACCTTGCCAAGAGCGCCACGGTAGCCGCGTATGCTGTACCAACGCATCGTAACCAATGGAACGACTACCTGACCTCGCGTGATGATGGTGTGTCTCTGACATTCGAGCGTAAAGACAGCGGGGAGTTTGCTTTCGCTTATGGTGGTAAGGAGTTACCTGCACCCCCACGTACCATAATTAACAAGGAACATAAGGCCAAATATAAACAGGCTATAACTGATTACTGGGGGTGGATCGTAGCCATGGCCCCCCTGATGGATACAAGGGATCGGGGATACGTACGTGATCTTCAGCAAGAGTTATGTAACGCGGCGCGTGTTAACTATTCAAGGTGGAGTAACCAAGTGCTGCCCGCCAACTTTGCCATTGAAGTGCTAACGGATTATAATAGTCCAATGCGTTTGAACATGGCAATGAACTTTGTGACATCATCTGACATCAAAGACGCACAAACACCAGAGGACGCTAAACGTGTGAGGGCACAGTTCAATCGGTGGATCAACAAGACCTGCGGGTTTTCAACAGTAGTTAAATAGGAGAACGACCATGAGTAAATATGAACACAAACTTGTTAGTGAGGCACTAACAAAACAGCAGGAAGGCCGCGCTGATGGTGCTTGCTTTGCTACTATGGATTTACGTGACAGAGTTAAGTCTGCCATGCGGGGTCTGGACTTCATCGACCGTGATAAGCAGTCAGTGTGGGTGTACCGAGATGACTGCCCCTACGTACTAGGTTGGATTGGTTTCGGAGACTACCGAGATGGAGGGGATGGTACCAACATGTTTGTCGTACAGGCACGCACAATCGAGAACAATAAGTACTCCGATTACAGCAATCAGTTCTACATGAAGATGTCTGCCAATGTTGAGGTAGCACTACGTAACGCTAAGAAGTATCTGCGCCAATACTCTCCGCAAGAGTTAGCTATGATTAACCTGCGTGGGGTGTCTGACAAGGTGACGGGTATGGCTGACGAATCGCGTGCCAAGCTACGTACTGCTATGTCGGCAGTGTTCGATGTGGATATATACAACAAGACATCGACGCTCGCCCGAGAACTACAACACCTGTTAAACACTGAACATGAGTTCCTCCATCCCGAGTTTCGACGTAACCTTACTACATACTTTGAGCTAAAGCATGACGCAGATGTATTGCGAGACCGCACTATACCTATGTGGTTCGTGCGTGTGTATGAACGTATGGGCCAGCAGTCTTTTGATGTGCTATCTATAGACAAGCCCGAGAGTAACTATTCAGTAGAAATATCTCAGGACGTGCACCGTTACCAATCCGACGATCTCCCCGAAGACATCATGGGCAAGCTGTCCGTGCTCAACATCCTAACTGACGACCAGTACGTTGACGGCGTAGGGTATCGTGCGGGTGAGGGCATGTTCTATGTGGTTAGGTGAACTAGACCTACTGGAAATGGAACCCCCGAAGTTTCTGTATTGGCACGACATGATACAGGCTACGGGGGCTGTGCTTTGCCATCGCACGTTGAACTACTGGATAGATATGACACATGAACCAACACCTGATGACAAGATATATCGTGTGAGGGTAGCTCCCGATACGAAACAAGTAGATGTGGTATGTATTGGTATAGATTGTGTTGACACAGGAGCAGAAGGTAACTATGCTTCGGCAGATGCGCTTCCATCATGGATACAGAATCAGATTGCTTTGCTGATGATGACAAGTCTAAGCAAGCCAACTCGTGAGGTTAAGGGTGTCGGTCGGCGTATAGATGCTGACACCTACTGGGTTTATAAATGTTAGTGCGTCACTAACACGGGGGGCCACCCACCCCCCACCTTATTTTGGATACCAGTTCCCACGGAGAATCCGCTATGCAGGAAAAAGGTGAAGTACAAAAACGATTAGAGCAAGGTTTATGCCCTTGGTGTATGCAACTACTTAAAGAAATTGATGAGCCGTACACACTACAATGCACGCATTGCGGTGGGAAGATTACAGACAAACCCCTAGGAGAACAAGATGGCGATGACACCTGAAGCTAAGGTCAAAAAGAAAGTGACCACACATCTAAAGACGTTAGGTGCTTATTACTTTTACCCCGTCACTGGGGGGTTCGGTAAGAGTGGCGTCCCTGACATCATAGGTTGTCACGAGGGCGCATTCTTTGGTATAGAATGTAAGGCAGGTAGAAATAAACCAACTCCCTTGCAAGAAAAGAACTTATCTGATATAAAAGATAGCGGTGGCATATCTCTTGTCATCAACGAAGATAACATAGATGACGTGCTGGTCTATGTTGGCGGTATCCACCGCGACTCACGACAGCTTGAGTTCGACTTTGAAGGCTCACCTGTTTAGGCACTGCAAACTGGAGAACGATATGGGCTATACAGAAAAAGGTATTGGCTATCAGCATCGAGACACAAGCCTCGCCGCCGCTGAAGATAACGAAGATAAGAAGCTAACCTTACGTGAACAGGTTTACAGGTTACTCTTACAAGCAACTGCCCCGCTCAGTACCGAGCAGGTAGCAAGTGAACTGAACCGACCATACGTGTCTGTTCAACCACGCATCTCAGAACTATCCAACGAATCCCGAGTTGAAGACAGCGGTAAACGCGGCAAGACTCAATGGGGTAAGTCGTGCATTCTTTGGCAGGTGCGAAATGCCAGAGTCTAAGGAACCAAAAAGCCAATGGTATTGGGAAGACCTCGCAGGGAAATGTGAGACAGCCTATTCCATGGCACCGAAATGGTCACCCATGCGGTACCTTTTCAAATGGTATGCGGGTGTTGCCCGTAGAAACGCCGCGAAAGCGGATTGCGAAAACTAGGAGAACGAAAATGGCTAAAAAACCAGTAAAAGCAAACAAAGTGTGGGCGTACTTAGTTAAGAATAAAACAGCTACCCCAGCGGAAGTATCTAAAGCAACGGGTGTGTCGTACGGATACGTATACAAGTTAATGCAGAACATCTCCAGTATAGGGGAGAACGGGTCTGTCGGCTCAACCATGCGTGCGGAGGAAGCGAAAAGCCCCGTAAAAAAGTCTCAATCCTCTGGGAACGTATCACAGCGTTCTTCAGAGGTAACACGGGCTAACATCCTCGACACTGCGAAGGCGTACGTTACCAAGGATCGTGCGTCTGACCATGGCGACATGGAGAATAACTTCTCAACGATAGCTAAATACTGGACGGTTCATTTGGACCACGAAGTAAAGGCTACCGATGTCGCAGTAATGATGAACCTGCTCAAAGTTGCACGTATCAAATCTAATCCATGGCACTCAGATAATTGGGTTGATGGTGCAGGTTATATGGCGTGCGGTGGTGAGCTTGCGGGGAGAGAGACCTAATGGATTTAATCACATTAGACTTTGAAACATACTATGACAGGGAGTTTTCCCTGTCAAAAATGACCACTGAATCCTACATCCGTGACCCGCAATTTGAGGTGATCGGTGTGGGGATCAAGGTTAATAATGAACCTACAGAATGGGCGAGTGGCACACATGAACAGATTAAAACATACTTACACACCTTTAATTGGGAAGAGTCTATGGTTCTCTGCCATAACACTCTGTTTGATGGTGCCATTCTTAGCTGGCGTTTTGCTGTTCGCCCTAGGATTTATACCGATACTCTGTGCATCGCCCGTGCTCTTCATGGGGTGGAAGTTGGTGGCAGTCTCAAGTCGCTTACTGAAAGGTACAATATCGGAGCTAAGGGTACCGAAGTCCTCAGTGCTATCGGAAAGCGACGAGCCGATTTCACACCAGAGGAACTAGACCGTTACGGTGACTACTGCGTCAATGACGTGGAGCTTACCTACAAACTGTTTAGCATCTTTATGCAGAAGGAGTTTCCGAAACAGGAACTCAAGATAATCGACTTAACTCTGCGTATGTTTATCGACCCGATACTTGAACTCGACACTGGCTTACTTGAGTCACATCTCGAAGACATTAAGTATCGTAAGGATAAGTTGTTAACAGACGCAGGTGTTACCGATAAGAAGGAGCTGATGAGTAACCCCAAGTTTGCGGAAGTGCTCAAGTCCCTTGGGGTAATCCCGCCTATGAAGACCAGTCTTACTACAGGCAAGGAAACACTGGCGTTTGCTAAGACCGATGAAGCGTTCAAGGCTTTGCTGGAACATGACGACGATCAGGTACAGGCTTTGGTTGCCGCACGTCTGGGCACAAAAAGTACCCTTGAAGAGACACGTACTCAGAGGTTTATAGATATATCTAAACGTGGGCTTTTGCCGGTTCCCGTTAGATACTACGCCGCGCACACTGGACGGTGGGGTGGTGATGACAAGATCAATCTACAGAACCTGCCTAGCCGTGGGCCTAACGGTAAGAAGTTAAAGCGTAGCATCATTACCCCCGAAGGTTACACCATGATTGACTGTGACTCGGCGCAGATCGAAGCGCGGGTGTTGGCATGGTTTGCAGGGCAGGATAATCTTACTGAAGCGTTCAGAAACAAAGAAGATGTGTACGTCAAAATGGCGTCTACTATCTATAACGTGCCAGAAGATGAGGTAACGAAAGACCAACGGTTCGTGGGCAAGACCACTATCCTCGGTGCAGGTTACGGTATGGGTGCAGTTAAGTTCCAAGCACAGCTACAGTCGTTTGGGTTTGACATGGAGTTGCACGAGGCACGGCGGGTTATCAACATCTACCGTGAGGCCAACTGGAAGATCAGCCAAGTGTGGCGCGAGGCGCAGAACATGGTGCGTTATCTAGCTAATGGTGACACGTTACAGTTTGGTCTTGAAGGTGTACTAGAAGTCGATGGATACGAGAAGGCTATACGTTTACCGTCTGGTTTGTTGTTACGGTACGATGATCTCAAGGCCGAGTACGACGAAGAAGGTAAGCTGGAATACACCTATAAAACAAGGCGAGGCCGAACCCGTATCTATGGTGGAAAGGTCATTGAGAATGTATGTCAGGCGATAGCTCGTTGCATTATTGGGGAGCAAATGTTACAAATAGCTAAGAGACATCGCGTTGTGCTAACCGTGCACGATTCCGTTGTGTGTTGTGTGCCCGATGCAGAAGTCGCAGAAGCACAAGCGTACATCGAGGAGTGTATGAGTTGGACGCCTGATTGGGCGGCGGGTCTACCGATAAACTGCGAATCAGGTACAGGCAAATCATACGGAGAATGTGAGTGACGAAAGTAGCCCCGTGGTCTTTCAGTAAGATCAAAGCGTTCGAGCAATGCCCGAAACAGTTTTACCATGAGAAAATACTGAAAGAGTACCCGTTTGTTGAGACAGAAGCTATTCGTTATGGTTCCGAGTTCCATAAGTCTGCTGAAGACTATATCGGGGAGGGCACACCGCTCCCCCCGAAGTTTAATTTTGCACAGGGTATGCTCGACTCATTGAATGCCAAGGCAGGTGAGAAGCTATGCGAACGCAAGATGGGGCTGACCGAGAACTTAGAGCCGTGCGGTTTCTATGATGACACCGTTTGGTTCCGAGGCATTGCCGATTTGATTATCTTAGATGGTGATCTAGCGTGGGTGATTGACTATAAGACTGGTAAGAACTCACGGTACGCTGACAAAGGCCAGCTAGAACTGATGGCCTTGGCAGTGTTCGCTCACTACCCACAGGTAAAGAAAGTAAGGGGTGGTTTGCTGTTTGTTGTTAGCAACGACCTGATTAAAGATAAATACACGGAGTTTAATAAAGCTAAACTCTGGGAGAAATGGTTAGGAAAATACGAGCGTATGCGCTCTGCGGCTGAAACAAATGTTTGGAACCCTAATCCTAGTGGGCTGTGTAAACGGTATTGTCCCGTTACAGTCTGCGTTCACAACGGGAGCAACTGATGCCGTATAAGAACCCGAAAGACCGTAAGAAACAAACGAACAAACCTACTGATAGCAAAGAATTTAAAGCGCGAATGGAACGTCAACGTGCACGTAGAGCTGTGGACAAGACGGGTGTAGACGCTAACAAGAATGGCAAAGCGGACAAGCGTGAGGGCAAGGACGTTAGCCATAACAAAGCACTGTCTAAGGGCGGTTCAAACAAAGACGGATACAAAATAGAAAGTGCAAGCGCGAACCGCGCACGGAACTATAAGAAAAAGCGTTAGTGCTGCACTAACAAAACCGCGCCCACACGGGCGTTGCGACGGAGAACACTGTGGAAATTTTTAACAACAAGGCACTCTTGTTGCGGCTTCGTAACCCCCAAAAAGTTACAACCGTGATACCAAAGAGTAAAGAACTGCAAGATAACAGAGTCCTTGTCAACTGGGGATTAGAAGAAGCTCACGTCCTAAAGAACCTTGGCATGAAGGTGCCGTCACCCATAGAGGGTAGGTATGCGTGGACGGGGCAGTACAAACCCTTCGCACACCAGAAGGTTACCTCTGCGTTTCTCACCATGAACAAACGGTCATTCTGTTTCAACGAGCAGGGTACAGGCAAGACTGCTAGTGCTATCTGGGCTTCAGACTTC